GTATAAGAGTTTGTATTGGCAGCCTGTACCCAAAGATTACACGATATTTCAATAGTAGATATACCTGCTCCTATCTTAATTCCATAGGAGTCTCTAGTTAAATTACTACCAACCTGTGTAACTGTAGAGTTGAACTCAACCTTAGTAACTGCTGTATCATCTACATACTGAGTAGAAGTTAAACTTATCTGCATACAATCAATAGGCAGTAAGTCCTCTACTGCATCAATAGAACTATTAACAACTGTTACATTACTTGTCAATAAACTATCCACAGTTACTATATGACTCATAACAGTTGAAATATTGGTATTCAGTGTACTATCTATAGTAGAGAGTGTAGTACCTACAGTTCCTATTACACCTAAAATTATAAATTGACTTCTAATTCTAGCCATTAAAACATTAGAATTCACACCTATATCCATTGCTACATTTAAACACTTAACACTTATAGCATCATCAGCAGGATAAAATTTAACCTGTAAAGGGGATAGACTAGATACTGTAGCTGTAACTAAAGTACCTTCTGGCTCTTTATTCATAATGGTGTCTAGTATGTCATTGTTCACGTAAGTTTCACCCCTTTCACTACAGTACTGACAGTAACTCCTGTCTTCAATTCGTAAGCCTGACTCATTATTCTGTAGGTTTTATCTATACCTAAATCTGTGTTCTTAAATCTATAAGCATCACCTTGCCAAGGAATACCATCATATACTCTTGAGGTAACAAAGGCATTTTTATAGGTAATTGCTTCTTCAATTTCAAGCATCTTTCTTAGTTCTCTCCTAGCTCTGAGGTCAACATAACTTTGACTCACAGCTTCACTCTGAAATATTTTAGTGACATATCTTCCGATTGAAGTGTAAGAGAAAGCGTGAGAGGACAGACCCTCATCCTCCATGCTCCACACCTTGTACAATATAGCTGCCCCTTCTTTTAACTGGTTATTAATTATTACCACTCTGTTATAAATTTCAGCATAGTCTACTTCTAAAGCTACGTCCTCTTCATATAATGATACTGAATTATCAACAAACTCATGAGTAATATTAGGTACATCTGACCAAGGAATTCCTTTATAAACTCCTCCACCAGTAACCCATATCGGATAGTAATTTATCATATTCAATAAACTATTTGCAATAAAAAGTCTACTCTTACCTAATTCATAACTCACATCTTCTGCTAAAACTTGTGAACTATATTCAATCTGATAATTTACCCATGTTCCAACTTCATCCAATAAATCTTGAATTGCTGTTACAACATTAGTTCCAGCAGCAAATGACCTACTCACAATAGTTTTGCTTTGGTCTAATGCTTTTAACAAGTCATACCCATCAACTTTTCTTGTTACTATAGTTCCATCTGTAGTTTTATTCGGTGATAGTAACATATAGTGACCTAAAGGTATCTCATAAGTAGTACCATCAACAACAAAGCAATACCAAGGTTTTATTAAGTCACTCAGGTAATCTATACCTTCTATATGCTTTAATACAAAACTAGCACCCGATACAACTTTTCTTGAAAAATCAACACTAATACTAGCTGACTCTACATAGTCTTCAATGTACTGACTATGAATATACTTCCCATCTTGAAGAGTCAATAATTCATATTTAAAATACTCTTGTCCTCCTTGGTCAAAAATCGTACTCATACTACCACCACCTTTACTCTGACTCTAGTCTTATTATCGTTGCACTAAATTGGTAGGCTAAATTATCCTTTTTATCGAAAGAAGTACCTTGTAACATACAGTAAAATCTTCTACCTCTCCAATCACGATACATTACATTTCCTATGTACTCAATGATACTCACTAAATCATTATATTTTGTGATAGGACAATCGGCACTAAAATTAATATCTTGTTGTTTGCTATTGCCTTGATATTTAACAGGGTAAGTTCTTCCTGCAAATTGTTTAGCAGATTGTGACCTACTTCTTGCTTCTGTTATTGATACATCACCAACTAACCTAACTACTTCTGAAAAGGCAGAACCTCCATTTAAGAAGAACATTCCTGTTAAAGCAAGGTCAATATCAACTTCTGCACTATTTATACTTGAAGGTGTAGTACTCACAGCTTTGCAATAATAATTATTATTTCCAGAAACACTAGGTACATAGTCAGTAATAGTTGTATTTTTAGATATTGAAGTTGCAACAAGTTCCCATGCCCCCCCTGCTATACTTCTATACACACTATTATAAGATGTTTGTGCATATATTTCTGGTGTTTCAACATAAAGTACTGGTTCAAGTCCCGATGCAGTATCATCATAAAACGTATCCTCTGAACCATCTGTTGTTGTTGCTACTACAGCTAACCCTGTGTAATCTGTTATAGTCCCATCTGCAATATCTGTAAGGAAAGCTATTAAATTCCAGTATTCTAAACCTGCACCTACTGTATGTGTATGGTCGTCATAAGCTGTTGCATCTAAAGTAGGTATTGTATTATGTGTAACTGCACCTTCTGTCCACGCTGTTTTAGCATAATATACTGCTGAGTCAATACCTGCAACTAAAGCTTCTTTACGGTACAATTGTAATTGGGCAGAGACAATTGTCTCCCCTACAAATCCTGACAAATCAAAGTTTAAAAGTATTCTTTGTACTGTTGTACCACCTGCTGTGTCATCTGCAACTTTTAGTTCCCCTGTTCCGTCATAATTCGTAGTAGGTGCGTCTAAATCCACATAACTATCTTCTGTTGAGTCTTCATTATGTTCAAAAGGGTCAACTGCTGGATTAACAATTGTTACATTTACACTTCCTGTTTCTCTATTAGAAGCTAAAGTTATTGTGGGTATTGCTGGTTCTAGGAATTCAGTAGTAAATTCAACCTCTGTTTCTGCACTCCATAAACCTGCAGATTCCATAACTTTTACAGTTACTTTATAATCTGTGTCATTTGTTAGTGTTGAAAAGAATATACAATGACCTGTTGTACCTGCTGCAAAGGTTTGGGATGATTGTCTTGAGTTAAGGTACACATCATTTTCATCATATAAAGTACATATGTATAAAACTTCCGAAGAAGACTCTGCTTGTGTATAAGTCCATTCAACTCGTAGCACACTATACTTGTAGGTAGTTGCTACTGTAGGGTCTGTTATTGTTGCAACTGGTGTAGTTACTGCCGCAAAATAAGCTGTGTCTGACCAATCAGAAGCAGTAGCATGAGAACCCCATGTTTTAACTTGCCATTCATATTCAGTACCATTTGTAAAAGTAGCACCAACAATTGCTATCAGGTTAGCTGTTAAAGTTACCTCGTCATGCTGTGGAGTGCCTGGCCATGCCGCACCAACTACACGATATTGTAATGAATATTTAGTTTGTGCAGTACCATCTACGGGATTATGAGTCCACTGAAAAGTATAAGCACCCACAGCATCGTAGGCTATACTATCTGGTACCATTCCTGTTGGGGCACTTGGAGGAGTTATTGATATAACATCGTTACCCTCAACCCATGCACTAGTTAAACTGTTTATACTTTCAATTGCCCTAATTCTGTACTTACCATAAGCATATGGACTTATATCCGTGTAACTCACAGTATTTGCGGCTTGGTCAGGTAATAGGTCTTCTGTCCAACCTTCCCATGTCACACCTTCATCTGTTGACTCATTTTTTTCAATCTCATAATTATCTTCTACTGTAGAATTATCCGTCCATGCAGTACCTACCGTAGTTCCAAGTCTTGTTGAAGCTACATTTGTAGGTGCGGCAGGAGTAGTATTAATATAAGCTGTGGACATATTCACATATCCCCAACCAGCTTCATTTTTAGTATCTATTGCATATTTATATTTTCTGTCAGCAATTGTAGTTGTGTCTGAATAACTACTGAGTGTACCTGATAACTCATTTTCTATAATGTAGTACTGCATACTTACATTATCATATCTCCACAATCTATAAGAGTCGATGGGTTGGTCAGTAGTTGCATCATTAGTCCAAGTCAAACTCATGTTATTGTCAGATATTCTACTCACAACTAAATCTGATACTTGTATAGGAGCAGTTATGTAGAAAACTTCAACCGTTATTTCAGAAGATGTGGTCTCAGAATAGTCAGCCATTGAAACAATATCAGGAAAACGGTAACTATCCCAGTAATCTGGGATTTTAACGTAGGAAGACCCGGCACCGTCAACTGACCTTACACTAGTAGCACCCCGCCTTTGATACATTCCTGCCCAATAATCACCAGCATCTAAAAAAGTATGTGTGTCAAGGTCTAGTGTAATCATCTCTAATCCTGAATAATCACCAAAACTAAAACTATCTGTACGTGCTAAAACTGCACCTGCAACCTCCCATATTACAAACCTAGCATTATCCGACCAATCACCATCTGCCATTAAACGCATCTGCGTAATTACACAATCCGAAGGGAAAGTTACTTTAGCCGCCATTTGTAAACTAGGCCAGTAGTAATTTAATGTATCTGAACCACCACCAGCGTTACTTGCCGCCCAAGGCATACTAATCACTCCTTTCTTTAACTCATTATCATTCTGTTAATTGTAACATTGCTAATTATCATATCGTGTATTACAACATTGTTAGTTACCATTATCGTATATTGTAACATTGTTAATTACCATTCTGTTAATGTTATCACTCTATTTACATTATCTCATACTTTTCTCTCTCTTTATACCTTTTAGTACAGCTACTACATCAGTGAAATCTTGTACATTATGAGCATCAATTATTACATCACCATACATATTCATACCTGATACACCCTGTCCCCCACCTATATTTGGAGTGCTATTCATCATACCTCTTGTTTCAGGGTTACTGTAAATATCAGAGCCTTTAGGTACATACATTAATTCGGGGCCTTGTTCTCCTACCATAGCCCATCCACCATGGGCATTGGTTACTCCGTCAGCATACTGTTTACCACTATATATTCCTGCCCTGCCTGAAGGTCTTCCTGTAGTTGCAGGTTGTGTAGCCGCACTTTGTGCCCTTGCCGCTAGAGTTAAAGCACTAGCTACTTTAGCCGCAAGAGAACCCATCAATGAACCAATTCCATCTATTATACCTTGCACTAAAGCTTTACCTACTCTTAAAGCCGCGGCTACTATAGCTGGTTTATTATCCTCAATGTAAGTTACTATATCCTTACCCATCTCTTTAACAATCCCAGGTATTTTTCCCTTTATGTCATTCCATATTTGTATTAATACCTTCTCTATTTTTTGAGCCTGTGTCTCTACATCTCTGGCTTCTTTTTCTTTTGCCGTTATGACACCTTTAGAACCCATTTCTGCCGCATTAATTGTTTCATTCTTTGTATCTTCTGCATAACCTGTTGTCATTGAATACTGCCATTTTGCTTCTTTAATAATATTAGCCGCTTCTTCTGCCGAAAGAATTCCTGTTTCGTCCCTTTGAGTTATAGCTTCTTGAATAATTTTATTTTTCTTTTCTGTTGCTTTTTTAACTACTCCATCATACGCTCTGTTAGCTTCTGTTATAAGTCCCATTGCTTGTTCTTTACTAATTTTTATTGTAAGGTTCTTTGTTTCCTCTAATATTCTTGTTTGTTCTGCTGAACTTGTAGCTATATATGTAAGCTGTCTTGCACCTGCTGACTCTCTCAGAAAAGTTAACTCAGCATTTTCATTGGCTGTTAAGTTTCGTTTTTCTGCAAAAGCTACAGTAAGTATTTCTTTCTGTCTAGCAAGATTTGTTCTTAATCCTTCTTCCTCTTGAACATAATAAGCTTTTAAACTTTCTAGTTTTACAGCTTCATTTTCTTGTGACAATGCCTGACTATTTGCAAAAAGTTCTGTAAGACCTGCAATTTCTCTTTCTTTTCGTATGTTAAGTTGTTCCAGTACTAATGCTAATTCTGCATCCATTGCAGTTTTAGTATCAGCAAGTTTTTTTGCGTAACCTGCAAGATTAGCCTCTGTAAATTCGCCATTAAACATAAGTTGAGCAGTCATTAAATCTTGGAAATGATTATCTGTTGTAGCTCTCAATTCTATATACTGACCTGCTATTTCATTGTTACTGAACTTTAAGGCTGTAGGTATTAGACCAAAGGCATCAAGCATTTTATAGAGGTAGTCAATTAACTCCCCACCCCATTTTATGATACCTGTAACCATACCCATAAACATATTCTTACTCTCTTGTGTACCTGAGTTTAAGTCTGCCATTCCTCCTGACATTAAAGTACCAATGGCTTGCCCTAATATACCCATTGCAATAGATAAATTATCTGTAATAACTTTTGCTACAATCTTTGCTTTGTCTGCTATTTCCCCAAATCTTTCAGACCATATACCAGCATCTTTCGCAGACATACCGAAGTTTTTATGTAACAAATTAAACATTGTTTGAACATCACCAGAAATTATTGCTTTTAAAGAAGCCAAAGCATCTTTAAATATTCCTAGTTTGGCTACAACTAAGGTTATAGCTGTTGTCCATATTACTATTCCTGCGGCTATCCCTGCAATGGTAGCAATAACAGGCAACCCCACAGTAGTAATTACCGTTCCCAGTGTACCTATTGCACCTACTAACATACCAACTGCTGTTATAGTACCCCCTATGACCAATAAAATTGGACCAATTGCGGCAACTAATAAAGCACCTATTATTATAATATCTTTTATAGGTGTAGGTAGTGCGTAAAAAGCATCAGCTAAAGCCTGTACAACATCAGCCGCTATTCTTATATAGGGTGTGAGTCTATCCCCAATTTGTATAGCTATACCTTCCAGTTTACTTTTAAGTTTAGTTACTTGTCCTGCAAGATTATCTTGCATTGTCTGAGCCATTTTATTTAAGGCACCGTCTGAGTCATGTAAGGTATCAGTTAAATCATCTAACTCCTCAGAAGTACCATTCAATAAAGCATTTAATTCTTTGGTTCTTGTCTTACCACCTATCATCTGAATATAAGTATTTCTTTGTGCTTCTGTCATTCCGTCAAACTTTCCGTTCAACTCTTTTAGAATAGTTGTCATTCCACGGAATTTACCATTTCCATCATAGACCTCTATTCCTAAATCTCCCATTGCCTTTCCAGCTTGACCTGTCCCACTAGTTAAATTAGCCATTACAGAAGTCAAAGCCGTTCCTGCTTCTTTACCTTTGAAACCCCTATTTGCTAATATACCTAACAATGCACCTGCTTCTTCCAAAGGTACATTAAACATCTTAAAAGTACCACCAGCTATAACCATTGCTTCTAAAAATTGTTGCATTGATTGATTGGAATTATTCTGAGCATTTGCACCTATGTCTAAATACTTTGTGAGGTCTCCTTGCTCTAAACCTAAAGCAGACATACTATCGGTCACCAAATCAGAAGTCAAACCAAGATCCATAGCTCCTGCTTCACTTGCTCTCAAGACAGGCTCTAAACTTTCATTAATCCTTTCTAAATCCCAACCAGCCAAACCCATATACTCAATAGCTTCTGCCGCTTCTGTTGCAGTTTTTGAAGTTCCTGAACCCATCTCTATAGCTTTTTCTCTAAGTGCTGTAAAATCTTTACCTGTAGCACCTGTCACGGAAGATACCTTAGACATTTGTTTATCAAAGGTCATTGTGGTATCTATAATTGAAGATGCAACACCCATGATGGGTTTTGTTACCTTATTAGTAAGTGTTGAACCTACGGCTGAAAAACCACTGCCTACACTTTTAATTTGGCCTGATAACTTATCAAAACCCTCACCTCTAACACTATAAAATAACTCAGCAATTTGCATACCCTAGCACCACCTTCCTTACTGTTGTTTTATATCATCTACTTTTCTGAGTGCTACTTTAATGTGACTGTTTTTATGTGCAGTATTTTTAGGCTCACTATTTACTTCATATGTTTTACTCTCATAAATTATCAAGTCGTTAATCAGTAAACTAAAATCATCACAGTAGAACTTTAACTCTGACTCAATAGTATCTTTACCTGCCACATATCTTTCGTTGCTATTTCCACTGGCTATATAACCTCTTATACTAGTATTAACATATGTTACAATTGGTCTTAGACTTGTATTTAAAGTTGTTGTAGGTCTAACCCTAGTACAAGCGATAAAATATTTATCAATACCCATTTATACACACCCTCCACTCCTACTGTTATTAAACAAATCTATCTTGTAAACTTGTCTATAAGCATTTAGGTGGGACATAATACTTTGAGGATAGCCAAATACATTATCAACAAATGTTACAGAGTAATCATCAATCTTTTCCGACTTGATATTAAAATCTATATCTGAAATAGATAAAGCATACTTAATCATTTTAGCTACCACAAATTTTAAAGGTACAGGGTACCTAACTTTTGCAACAAATACTCCCTCTCCTGCATCTTCATCTGTAACAGTATCTATTGCATTTAAAATAATGCTATCTGTTGCAACACTACTTACAGTGAAGGTTTGGTTATTTCTTAACGAACGATAAATTCTTAGGGTGTCGTTGACGACTATTTTCTTATTTCCAATGTCAGTTAAGTTAATACTATTCGTACTGTTTGCGAAGCTTACTGCATTTGAAGAAAAGTAATCAAAGTTTTTGTCAATGAAGTCACTATTACAATAACTACACACTGCTTGTTCTGCAATAGGGATATTCATATCAATAAAAGTATTGTAGTCTATGTCAGCTATCTGTAATAATGTCATAACTTCCGCTCTTGTCACAATCATGCTACCACTTTCCTTTCTTGTAATTTAATATTGTCCTTATTTGTCACATCGTTAATTATTCTTTTTTCTTCGGAGTCCCTCATATCTTTTCCCAAGGACCTGTCATTTGAAACTGACACTTTAGATTTGTAATACTTTTCAAAATCTCCTTTGTATCCATTCTGAATTTCTATTAACCAAATTTGTCTAACATGGTCTTTGACTTCCTTTTCAAGTTCCTGTTTTATGTTATCAATACACTTTAAATACAACTTGAACCCACGCTCGAAAGGTAGGTCCAAAATGTATTCAACATAGCTGAAATCTTTATAGTAGCCAATTAACGGTTCTATAATATTAACATCTGTGAAGAATACTTGTATAAATTCATAATTTTTAACAATCCCTATAAGGACTTCTCTATCTGTTAACTCTTTGTCACTGATTGAAACTTTTTTTTAACCTCTGCTAAATCAACATAGCTAGCGATAACCTTTGGTACGCCAGCCATGAATACGGTTTTTAAGGTTTCAATATAATCGTCTTCTTCCATCTCGTCAACTTGTTCTTGAGTAAGACCACAATAAGAAATACACAATGCATCAATATTTTCTTCTGCCTTATGAATGTTCTGTATCACAAATGCAAATACATCACCCATAATCATCATGATTTTTTCATTCTTATCATTACTGGCCTTTAAAATCTTATCCACTTTATTGGACAGTAAATACTCAACATAGTATTTAAAGTTCACATCTTCTAAAATTCTCGACACAATCATAATCTCTTTCTTTTTAAGTTTTCTCTTCTCCACAATAAAACACCTCATCTTTTAAATTTGCCTTTCTCCAAGGACTTTTCTAGCTCACAAAAGAAAGTTAGGGGCATTACACCCCATCACTTAAACTTCTTCCTGAATTGCTAAAGGAGGAGTCACAGGAGCGGCATAAGTATAAAATCCAGTATATGTCCTCTCACTAATAACTTCGTCCTTCTCTTTAAATTCCAAACCTATATTACCTATATCTAGTGCATTACCAATGGTAATTATGCAATACTTACCATTTGCTTTGTACCCTTTAAAGGTGATGTTCGTCAATAAATCTGTACTGGCAAAAGTAGTATTGAATGCAATCTTCTTATAAGTTCCGTCTTGGTCTGCACCATCAGTTACAGTTGCATTTAAACCGTACACGAAATTAGTATAAGTAAGCTTTAAGAAATTGATTATCATTTTTACTACAAATCTTTCTGTCCTTCTCATTCCTTTTGTTGCACCCATAGAACCATCATAGGCAACTTCCTTTATAACTCTTTCAATTTCTACTTTAGAACCACCTCTGGTTGCACCAATTACAGCTTCACCAACTTCACCGTAATCAACATATAGAACACCTTCGCCCAACAAAATATCTTTTGCAGATTGTGGTACGGCTGGTGTGAATGTATTTACGCCCATTTCAAATCACTCCTTCCTTATACATATTAAACATACTCAAAAAGTTCAACGGGAATCGTTAAACCAGCATCATATTTAAAGTGAGAAGTAAATTGTGTTTCATTTACAACTTCATCTTTATCCTCAAGTGCCAATGAAATATTCCCATCATTCAATGGATTTTTTAAAACAATCTTCACCATTTTTCCATCCATTCTCTGACCAACTAAAGTAACATTTTCAAGATAGTCTGTATCAGGAATTTCAAGACTTGCTGTGAACTCTTTATATGTTGTTTCATCAGTGTAATCAAATCCAGAACCGTTGATACCTATTGGTGAGCTATCACTATGAGTCTGAATTAAATCAATACTGTCAAAATAAAATATAAGTTCAGCATCAGTTTCAGTTGGGACTTCAATACAGAAACCTGTTATTGTTGACCAATCACCAGAACCACCCTCTGTAAATGCTGACTTCAACACTTTAAATGTAGTCCATACATCTGCTGTTAAATCTGCTGCAGCAATTTCATAGAAATAATGATTTGTTTCTGTTTCATCAGCATCACAATGAAAAGTTATTCTTATCTTATCCGTACCCAAATCGGTTAAATCCTGAGTAGTGATATATATTGCAAAACCTATAGCATCTGCTGTATCTGATACTTCTGAATTATCAAAAGCAGTAAGGTCTTTTGTAGCTGTGAATACATTCTTCACACCTAAACCAGTTGAAGCAGTAGCAATTGTAATTTTTGCTGATTGGTTACCACTATTGACTATAGTTGTTTCAGCTACGTACACACCATTACCATCTTCTGCCCAGTTTTTAGACTTCCACCCTGTATCAGAAGTTTCACAATTTGAAATTGTTTTCTTTGTGAAATATTTTAAATATAAATTATTTAGTGTAATTTTTGCCATGAACTTTTCATATCTTACTAAAGGAACACCATCACTATCTAAAGTTGGACCATATGCTCCATCAAAAGTTAGCTCCTTGATAGTTCTTTCAATATCAACCTTACAACCATCCCTAGTTGCACCCAAAAGGATTTGTGTAGGCAGACCATAGTTTGCATAACACTTAAATTCACCTAAAATAATGTCATTAGCTACTGGCATTGTTGGTGTTACTGCTACGATTGACATAAAATCACTTCCTTTCTTTTAATCTACTTTAATTAAAAATCTCTGGTTATACCTAGACATATTAGACTCGTCTGTGGGAATTTCACCTTCAAAATCAACATTACAGTAATAAAAACCTTCTGTTTCACATTGAGTTGAGCTATCTAAACCCACAATACTGTCTGTCCCTGATTTAACATAAATGGCTGCCTGTAATATGTCTGTGTCATCATAAGAATTAGACCAATAATCTATCTCTAAAATCCAATCTTTCCTATGCCTGACTACAGTACTGTTTGCAGGAAATTTAAATACTAAATAAGGATAAGTTGCACCATCAGGTACTTTTTCATTATACACATTTATAGAAGTCAAACTTGTTAATCTTTGAGCGATATAATATTTTAATTTATCTATCTCCACACTATCACCCCTTACCCTTCATACCCTTACCTAATTGTTCAGCCGCTATTCTTGCCAAATCCCCTGTATGATTTAAAGCGGCTGGCTTCATAAAAGGGTGTGCTTTCATCTTAGAAGTTCCGTACTCTTGGTGTAGTGCATACTCAGTACTATTGGACATTTGTACTTCATCTTGACTAACTACATAATCATTATTACTCTTTAGGAGTCCAGTATCTACAGCAACATTATCATCCATTACCCCCTTACTGAATTTTCCTATAGCTTCTAAAGTATCAAGATTATTCGCTTTAAGTTTGGAAAGAAATTCTGCTGAATTATCTACAACTCGCATCATATATAGTCACCCTCATTCTATTATAAGATTGTGTATAAATTTACACATAACCGTAATAAGCCATAACTGTTCCACTTGCCACTGTAAGACTTGTGTACTTACCTTGAATAACTGTACCTACAGGGAATGTAACGGCTGTGATACCTGTTATATTACCAACTAGTGTAATTTGTGCTTCTGTTATTACTTCAATTTTATTGAAAACATAACCTGTAGCTGGTGTGACTGCTCCTGTACCAGCTTCATAAATACCGCCTAAAGTCCCAACATTTGCTTCTGAATTATTACTTAGTTTCTTTAAGGACTCAATAATAATATTGCTCAATTGTATCACCGTCCCTCTATGATTTTTCTATATACCTCATTCATCTTATCACTGTAATTTTTCAGTGAAAAGACTTGTGCCCTATCTGTTATTACACGTTTGTTAATTAAACCATTGTTCTTATCATTAATAAATAACCCTATGGCTTCTACAATATCTTTGGGTTCAGCCATGTCACAAGTATAGTCTGATAGTAAGTTCATACTATTATTCTGACTTATGACAGGAACTCCACAAGATAAAGCTTCACCTATAGTCCTTGTTATAATTCGGTTAGGTGACATTACACAATCAACTGAATTATATACTTTTTCCATATCACCTATTCTACCTGACACGTCACCTAATGCCCCTACTGCTTTTAATTTTCCGAGTAATATATTATGGCAATTAGCGAGTTTGCCATCTGGTATATCCATTCCGTAAAAGTGGATTTTTAAACCCTGATATTTTTTCGCCGCTTCTACTAAACCAACTACCATTTCGTACAGGTCAACATCTTCTCTTTCAGAGTCACACACAAGTATATTTATATCACCCTTTTTCTTTAACACTTGTGTATTTTCTAAACATCTAAATCTTAGTTCATCAATTACTGGATAGTCTAAAACAATATCTTTTCCATGAAGTACACCTTCCCAATGAGTTTTAAATTCAGGCCAAAAATATAACATACCTTTAGTCCTAGGCCAATTACTCACAGTGTTATATAAAGAGTACGCTTGTCCTGATTTCATTCTCTCTGGTCTGAAACAAGCTAAAGGTCTTCCGTGTACTACCCACAAAAGAGGAGCCTGATTTTTAACTAAATAAGAGTCATTAAAACCAGTGTGCATGATTATTATATCTGCACTATCCAATACTTTAGGGTTACCAGTAACTATATTAAATCCTGCTCTATCATCACTTCCACCAATGACAGGTACTTCACGTTTAGTTTTAGTGGCTACTCCTGCATCTATGAAAGAAACATGATTGCCACCTAAAGTATCTGCTCTTGCCATATCTCTGGCACTTTCATATAAGCCACACCGATTTACAGCAAAAGGACTTACGTGGGCAATGTTTAAAGGTTTACACATAAACACCACCACCTATCACTGTATTAACATTTGTTAATCTTATCACTTTGTTTATATCGCTCTTATCATGTTGTGAACTTATACAACTAAGATTATCACCACTATGCCCTATAACTTTTTCGTGTATATTATCATAGCGTAAATCTTTTTGTTTCCTACCACACCCATACATCATATATAAACTCCTTCTTTTTTAAATTACACTAAATATCCATGTGCCCCTACTAAAATACTAATAGTGGATTCTGTAGCATCATCATTTAAACATCTACACCACAACTTACTTCCTACACTTATTTTCCCACCCTGAAAATCTAAACTTACAGTATTAGATTTTTTATTCTCAAAATTAATCATTGCTGTTGTATATTTTCCTGCTGCAACTGCATCTGCCATATTAGCATAAGTATGATTTTCACCGTCATAAAAAGAATTAGCAAATTGGAGTTTCCATAAAATTTCGTCTTTGCTTGTAGTTACTATTAACAATTTATGAATGTGTATTTTTGTAGGGACGTAAGGGTAGGCATAAACCTCTGCCCCATTAAACATTTCTTTAGCGGTACCATAAGTATTTATCGTTCCCCCCACTA